CTACTTCAAACTGGAATGTCCGGGTTTCTTGGCTCGATACACCGCACGCTTCACAACGGAATCAGAGACCTCGAACATCACGGCAAGAGCGTGCATCGTATGTTCACCAGCAGCGTACAACCGGACGACTTCGGCCTCATCCTCTGACGAGAGCGCCCGCCCCCTCCCGACCAACACACCGCGATCCCGAGCCGCACGCTGACCCGCGATTGAACGCTCGCGGATGATGCCTCTCTCCAACTGGGCAACAGCGCCAAGAATTTGAATCACAAACGAGCCCATCGCAGTGGTGGTATCCAGCGGCTCGGTGAGACTTTTCACCAACGCGCCAGCAAGCCGAATTTCCTCAAGGATGGACAGCAGATCAGGCAACGATCGCGCTACCCGATCAAGCTTGTAAATCATGAACACGTCGCCTGGGCGCAGCGACTGCAAACAACGCCTCAACTCGACACGCTGACCAACGCTTGACGTTTTTTCCTGAAAAATAACCTCAGCTCCGGCTGCCGCCAGCGCATCTATTTGCAGGTGCGTTTCCTGCTCGCGAGTCGACACCCGCGCATACCCAACAAGCATGCTCCCCTCCCAACGTAAGACGCAAAACGGCGTGATTCATTGGGCCGCACATCGCGGCATACGAGCACGCTGACACTCGCCACCCCCGCACCAGCTCAGCCAGACCGAGCGTGCTATCGTTTCGTCGTCCATTACATTTGGCAACAAAATGAAGCACGCCATCCTCCTCGCCCTAGCAAGCTGCGCATCCATGTGCGACGCCGCCGCCCCCCTGGCGAGCTTTCTATACAGATGCGAAGCCGCCGATGGCACCGTGCGATGGCAAGAGAGTTCCTGCACAAAAAATGATGTTGGAGCCTTCTTCATGCGCCGCGACTACACCATGTCTGTTGAGACGCAAAAACGCATCGGCGAATGCCAGTCGGCTGCACTAGCAAAGTCTGCCAAAGCAGCAACGGGCACTCCGTCGGAACGCATCGACACGTCACACTGCAAGTGACCATAGCCCCGGCGGCTCGGCCTCAGTGCAGAGGTAATAGCTGTCCTTGAACCGCCCGATTCGGTGGTCAACAACGCGCTCGCCGTCCTCGCACCAAAAGCACATCGAGATGAGATCGCGCAACGACATGCGCACCAGCCGCTCGACCACCGAATCAGGCACGGCGACCCCCTGCGAATGGCTGTAGCGCTGCTTGCCTTCGGGCACCATCTCGTAGTGCTTGGTGATGTACTTCGCGACGTACGCCGCCATCTTGGCCAAGCTGTTGCGTGCCTTCTTTGCACCTGGGCCCTTGCCGCCGATGAAACACATCCCGTTGTCCTTGCCAACGATGGCCCGCCACACCATCGTGCCGAGCCGCCAGCCTTCGACCTTGAACGTCTTCCAATCGCCGTTGGGCATGCGCTTCTTCACATCGACGTGAGCCGGTAGCCGGTGGATCGCTGCATGGACATGCCACGCGCCGCGCTTCTGAGGCTCGTAGCCCGCGCAATAGCCGAAGCCGGGGATCAGGTCGCCCATGCGCCGAAACCAGCGCCTAGCGTCTTCCTTGGCCCTGCGCTCGTCCGTTTGGTTCTCGCGGTACGTCAACGTTGCGAGCTCATTGAAGCCATTGGCCTTGATGAAGCGCCGGCACATGGTCTTTGCGCGTCGAGCATTGCGCAGAGCGTTCTTTTCTTTGCGCTCAGCTTCGTCGGCCGCAGCCCATTCCGCGCGCTTTGCATCGTCGGCCAGATGCGACCAGTCAGGAGCGGGACCGAGCTCGGTCCACTCGACCACCGGCCGGGCAGAGATCTCCCGGTGACCGTTGCATTCCCACACCCTGACGTCGAAGCAGTCGTCAAGGGTTTTGCCTTCGTAGGCAATCCCGTCCACAATCCGTTGCATCGCTGTTTCCCAAAGATAAGGCAGTGATCACGACCCGGGCGGCTGGCAGGCTGCGCCGGGTCTTTCTTTTGGCCCGACGGGCCGGGGGTCACAACGAAGGCAGCGTAGGCATTCGTCGTGAAGTGACTTAGTAATAAATTAAGGCCGCGCTGCGCGCGGCCTCGGTCCTCGTACCTCGGCCCTTCGACCGCTACAGCGCGTGCCAAATCGCAACCGCGGCCACACACCACCGACAGGAGCCCGCAGCCGCGGGCGTTTGCTTGGCCGGCCAGAGAGCAGGCAGGGGCATGTAAACCACCCAGCACCAGAGACGAGACGCCTTCGCCACAAGGGCTACGGCGGGTTTGCTTTGCAGTAGCGCGAGCGCTGACGCAGGGGCACGTAAGCAGCATCCCGCGTGCCGGCAGATCCTCGTAGGCGTAGATCACTGGCCGCCCGGCTGAAACGACCACTTGGAGCCGGGTTGCACGCGAGGCTGCGCGGGCGGCGCAGCGGCTGCAAGGGCCGTAGGCGCACCGGGGGACTTAGGGCCACCCTCGATCAAGATCGCGGCTGGAGGCGCCGCAACAGCCGTTTCCGTGGCTTGGCGGGGTGCTGGTGCCGGCTCGATCATCTTCCGCTCGCCCTCAGCTTGGAACGCGAGGAAGGCGCCTTGCGCCACCAGCTGACGGCACATTGCCAGATCCACCGGGTATGGCGTGGCGTCCTGCGTGTAGCACTTGCAGCCGACCGACTTCATTTCGACGCAGGCGGCCGGCACTGGCACACGCTTTGGCTCGGTCAACTTGTCGTAGGCCGGCGCCGTGTGCATCAGGCCCGCAATGCGTGGCTGATATGACGCGATGTATTCGGCCTGTGTCATCGGCTTGCGCTCCGAGGCATTCGAGTTCGTGCCCATGCCGAACGAGCCCGAGCTTGCCGCGTCACCAGTCTGCGAGACCTTCGCCGGCTCCTTCGGACGCAGCTTGTCGTAGGCGTAGTACAGCATCAGCGGCACCACGATGACGCACCCAGCGACGATGAACACCTGCTTCGGAATGCGCACCTTGGCCGTGTGCAGCGATGCACTCTCGTACCAGCTGTAGACATGCTCCGGATGTGACCGCGTGCTGCCCTGCGCATTCTTTCCCGAGCCGTCTTTCTCGCACTCCGGGTTGACGGAATCCCACTGGAGAATGCGCGTGGACTTCGTGCCGCCGAAGATGCGCTTGTAGTGCTGGTGATAGCCGGGCGCACCGATGAGCCGCCGCACGAACTCATCGATGTTCATGGGGTGCTGCGTCAGCAGGAAGAAGTCGAAGCCCCGCGCACGATGCTCGGCCAGCATCTGAACATGCTCCGGCACAGGCGCTGACGGTGCGCGCTTGGGCAGGTCCTTGTGGCATTCGTCGGCGAGGATGATCGCGTTGTTGGGCAGCTGGAGCCATTCCTTGAACTCGATGCCGACCCAGCCGAACTCCTCGGTGATGATGGCATTGGGCTTGAAACGGTCCTTGACGTAGTAGACCTCGCGCCCCTCTGCCACCTGCATCTTGCGCACGTCTTCCAGCGTGAACAGCGTCTTGCACGAGCCATTGGCTCCAGTTCGAAGGTAGAGCATTTACTTGTGCACCCAACGCTTGAACGTGTCGCCCTGGACACCGTTGATGACTGCCTTCGCCAGCATCGCGGAGAAGACGATGTTGATGGACTGGCCGACCTTGAGCATGGTCAGCATGCCAACGACCTCGGGCCCGAGACCGAGGATGGCGCTGATAGCCTGCGACTTGGCCCACCCGATGGTGGTGTTGATGCCGCTGTACGTGACGACGCCGATGCCAAGCGCGACCAGCACACGGCCGGCCATCGAGCCGACCAGCTGGAGCAAGAGCGTGCCGAGAGCGAGAAGGATTGCGGGCATGTCAGCGCCTCAAGATGATCACGCCGGCCAGCAGGAAGCTGCATGCCAGCATGAGGTTGCCGAGCAACGGGAAGCCGTCACACCAGCGGGAGAACGGGATGGTCACCGGAGACAGGCCCATCACGTTGATCGTCTTGTCGCCGATGCACATGGCAGCGCCGCCGAGCGCATCGGAGGTATCGATGGCACCGCTGCTGATCGATACCTTGTCGTTGTTGGGGTTGTCGCCAGTCTGATTGCCGGTCTTGGCGCGCTCAGTCTTCGCCAGCGTGGTTTCGCCATCGTCCGGGTTGACCTTGCAGTTCTGGCGGAAGGTCTCTTCGGCCATCGCGTTGATGACCGCGTCCTCACTGACGGCCTTGTAGCCACTAGCGCATGAACCACCAAAGCCAGTGGGCTTCTTGTCGTCGCCCTTGCAAGCAGCCGCCGCACTGCCCGCACACATCTCACTCTTCGTGCCGTTCTGTGTAGTGGTCTCCGTCTTCGAGCCCGGCCCAGTCCCGTTGGGGCCAGAACCACCGCTGGTCACCGTAGTGATCTTCTGGCATGCATTGCCATTGCAGGTAGTCTGTGTTGTCGTCGTGTTGTTAGTCGTGTTGTTGGTGACAGAGCCGTCCGGGTTCTTGGTCGTGCCGTTCTGTTCCTTCTTCGTGTTTTCCGCCGTAGAACCGCAGTTGACCACCACGTCGACGCCGTTCACCTGCCCGGGACACTTGCCTGGAGGCAGCTGCGACGGCACAGGGTTCGCCTCGTCCTTGACCTTCGTCGGGTCAGGGTTCGCGCCACCATCGGTGCCCTGCGACGAAGGGCCACTGACCTCGCCCGAGCCGTTGCACTTGTCGCCCGTATAGAAGCTGTTCGAGATCTGACAGACACCACGGCCCGAGATCATCACGCCGCTGGAATACTGGCCGCACCAATCGAGCCCACCCTTCACTGTGCAACTCTTATTGCAGAACCGACCGTAGGGCTGCGCCGTAGCTTGTTCGCCGGCGTTGACCTTGTAGCCATACTGGCACACACCACCCTGACACGCGCCGTCGTTCGGGGGCGTCATGCCCATCATCGTCATGCACCCGTTGTCAGGGACGCAGGAGTTACCACCCATCTCCACATACCCACTGGCACATGCACAGCCAGAACCGGACGCTGTGCTGTTTGCAGGACACGTAACGCCTACCTTGGTCACCACAAACCGCTTCGCTCCAGTGCGGTCAACGCAATCCGCATCAGAGTTAGACCCGGTGACGGTAGACGGCGGCCCGGAAACGGACGTGATGTCCTTGCCAGAAACTGGACGAGCCTGACACGCGGACAACGGGTCGGGATAGACGGTGGGGTTCGGCCCACCCCACGTCCAACCGGGGACGTTGGGGAGCAACGCATGCACGGACACCGAACAAAACGCAGCGCCAACGAACAGCAGGGACGCAATCAGTCGTTGAAGATGAGCCATAGGGCACCGAGAAGAGCGACGAGGTAGTAAATGCCCATGACGTGGACCCTTTGCGCAGCGCCCGACTGGACGCTCTGAAAAGGGCAGCAGGGGCGTCCCCCCGCTGCGCTAGGCAACATCAGCCGCCGATGGCGCGACGGATGTAGCCGAAGCCCTTGATGGCTGCGTCGATGAGCAGCTTGGCGTTGCCCACCACTGCCACCAGCACGCCGAGAGCAGCGATGGCCGCAGCGATGGTGGTGGCGTCCGGCTGGCCGTCGCCGGCAGCGAATGCACCACCGGTCAGGCCCACGAGGCCGAGACCGAGGACAGCGCCCTTCAGGTTGATCGCTTGCAGGCG